AAGTGTTACATCTTCACTAGAATCAATAGTTATGGCAGTAGCGTTGCCACCATCAACAATACTAGGCGTACTAGATTCTTGTAATTCTACAGGGGTTTTCGTTAATGCCATAATCTATTTCTCCGTTTTAATTTAGCTAGGGCTGTTAGCTTCGTTAGCAGCTTTCTTAGCATTCTTAACTGTAGTAGTCCAAACTGCTGCACAAATGCCTTTCACTTCATCAGACTCACCTGATACGTCTGTATCTGTATGTGTCCAAGAGTCATCTTCATTTTTTACAGATGATACGCACTCAAGTACTTTCCTATGGAAAGACCTTGTAAGCTCTTTGTCATCTTCTTTGATAACAGTCGCTTCACGAATTTGGATTGCTTTGTAGTCTCCTACAACTTCAATCTTATCTTCTACTATTTCTTTTGTTATTGCCATTTTATTTTCTCCGGTCTGTATCTAGCATCCACTAGATATAAGGTTTATAAATGTGAGTACTTTCGTACTCGGTTTACACTTTCGTGTTCGTTAAAATCTGTTTTTGTTATGCCACATGATAAACACCTTGCACCATTACGTATCTTTGTCCTGTTTGATAATTTGCAGCACTTGTTGAACTTAGTGTAATTGGATAAAAATATGTGTTTCCATTTTCAATATATCCAACTGCAACATCTGATGCAAATGCTGTAGTATGGGCAAAAGTTACATGACCATAATAAGCACCAGCTTGAGCAAAAGGTAAACCAGTAAATTTAGCTCCCCCTGTTCCTACATTTGTAATATTTCTAGCTGAACTATAACCTACAAACCTTACAAGGTTTCCTATTTTTGTATAGTTAATAGTAAATGTATTACCTTCAGTTATTGTAGGAGCTGCTGTTATAGCACTCATTGTAAGAGTTGCTGTACCTTCTTCGTAGTCATCAAGTGCGGTAGCTGCTGCTGTGTCAGTACCAAAATGTATTCCATTTTTTGCTCTAACTAAACCATTGTTTTGAACTCTAAATAATTCTTCAACTGAACCATCATCATCTACCCTCACCCAAAAAGCTGGATTAGCTGAAGGTGTAGATTCTGTTGTTTGAATAATAGCACCATATTCAGTTCCTATATCAGCAGTTAGTGCATAACCTGTGCCAACACTATCTCCTATTCTAACTCCTCCAGCACTCGCTATAGTAAAAACTCTACCATCGTTACTAATAGGGTCTGAGCCTGTGCTTGTTCCTCTAAAGATATGAAAATTACCATATGAATCATCAGCAGGTCCTATTGCCCAGTCTCTTATTGCTGCATTAGCTGTGCTTGTGCTACCAAAATATAAAACTGGTGCTGATGCATATGAATTTGTATCACCTTCTATATGTAGTATTGAAGATGGACTCGCAGTTCCTATACCAACCTTACCTGAAGTCAAATTCAAAGTTTCTGTACTTGTTCCAGCTTTCATAGTATAGAACGACATCGAACCATCTTCAGTTCCATCTGAAGCATCTTTTACTTGAGTATAGATTTGACCATAAGCTATCTTTTCATCATTGTCATTTTCACCATAAAAATAAATAAGTCCTGTTGCATCATTATCGGCAGGGCTTCCAGAGTTTCTAAAAAGCTCTAATACAGGTCCTGCAGATGAATCAGCGTCAGTACTTGTTAAAATTAATTGGCTAGTATTATCTGCTGTACTAATAGTTATACCAGAATCTAAATCTAGTAATCCCGGTGAAACTTTTGTTATTGCCATTTGTTATCTCCTGCCTGAAGGTATATAGTCTACGTATAAACCATTAATTGTGTAAGGGGCTTTGGTGTCCTCACTAATAAATGTAAAATTGTTACTGTGTCCACTACCTAATAGTGGTACTCTTATAAGTGGATTCTCACCACCACCAAAGGTGTTTAAGTTAAATACAGCATCACCAAATTTAGATGGTGGATTAATAACTCCTAAATCAAATAATGTAGGAGGTTGTGCTGTATTTGTATCACCATAATTAAATCTAACTTGTACATCAGGCTCTACTTGTCCTTCTGTACCACAAGATACTTTTAGGTAATGTAAAGTTTTTAAAGTTCCTAAATCACCATAATCATAGTCAGGTGTTTCGTATCTTGCTAGGATTGTACCACCATCAAAATCATTTCCTGTATCGTGTGTATATATATATCCATCTGTATCTCCGTGATAATATCTTTCAATATTATTACTATCAAAACCAGAGTTAATTGCTGTTACTTCTATTCCTCTAGTTTCTGACCATTGAAATCCATCTGGTCTTAATGTTCCAATAATTCCTCGTTGAACATTATTTGAAAAACTTGTGTTTGTATAGAATAATCTATACTGTGACTTTTCTCTAATAACTGTACTATTAATAATAAATGTATTAATGTTTGTAGCTATATCAGTTACTAAAGGTTGTATAGCTTTACTTACAGTTCCTAATTCAACGTCACCAATTCTTGCTGTACCTGCAACTGTTCTCAATCCATCTGGTGCTAAAAATATTAAGTCACCACCAATCTCTTGAATACTGTAGCCACTTAAACAACCTACGTTTTTTGTGACTGGTACTATTGCAATGTTACTTGAATCATTTATATTTATAAGTTTAAATATACTATTGGTACAAAATATAAATAACTCATTACGGAAACCTTTAATGCCTTCTATTTGGTCTTCTAAAACAACTGCACCTGACCCTGTACTACTAAAGTCTGTTGGGTCTAAAGTTCCACTAAAATAAACTGTACTTAAATTGTCTTCTACTCCTGCTGCAATTAAGTGTTTATCATTTACTGTAACATATTTAACACCTTTAGTTCCAGTTACAGTAATTTCTTCTGCAAAGAAAGTTCTACTATCTAAAGCACCAGTACCTTCCATTCTAAAACTATAAGGTTTGTTTGCTCCATCTGCTATAATAACTTGACCATAATCAAATGTAGCTCCATCAAACAATGTAAATTGACATTGTCCTTGTCCTGTTCTTGTAAGTGTGCTTCTACCTGTAAAAGCTGTATGGTTATCTCCACTACTAGCGACAGAAGCTCTACCTATGTTTAACCAGTTTTGTCCATCGTTACTAAAAAATATTCCAGTATCTGCTGTAATAATTACTCCATCAGCATATGGAAATGTTCCAAGTATAGTAGTTGCACTTCCTGTAGGTCTTGTAGCATTTGTTGTACCAAACTTTGCAAAACCATTGATTCGTCTATAACCACCTTCAATAGATACTTCAAAGTTTTTTAGGTCTCTTGCTGAACCGGGGCTTTTAAGTAAATCTATTGAGTTTGATGATTTAACTAATCCTCCAGCACATGCAACAGTATATGGTTGCGATTGTGCCACTAGAAGTATCTCCTATCGTCTGTCATATATTTTGGTTGAGGATTCATCAAGTTAGATTTCATCTGTCTTAATTCTTTTTTATAATCTTCTAAAGCAAAAGCTGCTTGTTGAGCACTTTCTTTAAACTGCCATACATAGTATCGTACTCTAGCAGTTATAACATTTACATATTGTTCTGGAAATACAACTGTATCTCCGTGTGCACTTAACTTTGTAGGTTTGTCAAATGCATAAAAATGTATGTTGTAAACTTTGTCTGGTATTGGACTTAATCCAAATTTTCTAGAATCTGGAGATTTAATAACAAATTGTGGTTCTCCATAATTTTGTGTATCTGCATCATCTGCATTATCACCGTCTCTATAATAACGTTTCCAATCTGTTAATGTTAAAAATTTTAAACCTTTAGAAACAAAAGGTGAACTTTCTCCACTTACATTGATTGTGGTAACATAAAAATCATCCCAATCAATAGAAGCGTAGTCATTTGCAATATTAGAACTGCTTTCTTTTAACTCGTACCATCTTGTTCCTGCAGTTGTAGCAACAGTTACGTTACCATAGAACGGGTCTGTTGAGCCACTTTCACCTACTGCAAAGAAAGGTAACTGAGGTTCAGCGTTTGCAATATCAAATATAGACTTATTAACTGCATCTTTCACAAATTGTTGTAAACCTACAGCACTTGCAAAGTTTGCTGATGTAAGAGGAATCTCATTTAATTCTCTTAATATTTCGTTAGTTATGTCTAAATATGTTGTTGCCATTATTTTTTGCCTTTAGCTTTACCTTTAGCGTTACCTTTAGCTTTTTTCTTTGCGGTTTTACTTAGCTCATTAAAATGAAAAAGTCTTACACTTGTTTTAGTATGAGATTTATTTGTATGTAGCTGACCATTAGGCATTTTATGCATACTGCCTTTATGCTCAGTACCATCTCTTTTATAATGTTTTACACCTTTAGCCATGATTAATTTGGTTCAGCCATAGGTGTATTATCCATTACTGGACCACCATCTGTATATTGAACTCTTCCACCACCATACATCATGTCTTTTTTCTTTTTCATACCCGGCATCATACCTTTCATCATTCCTTCTCTTTTTTCTTTTTTAGAAGGTCGTCCTACTGAGCTTCCGTATGTTCCTTTTCCCATTGGCATAATTATTCTCCTTATATTAAATTTAAAAAGTGGAGGAGTCCGAAGACTCCCCCGAATTGATATTAGTCAATTACATAGAATGCACTAACAAGAGCTTCTTCTCTAAGTACTTTCGCACCATAGACATGAAGACCTCTAACAATATCACCAAACGATGTTGGGTCTCTCAACACTTCTGTTGAAAGGATAGTGTTAGCAGTAGCAGTTGAACTCATATGTCCAGCCATTACTTTACCAGTAGCATTAGATGTAGCAGCAATGTTATTAGATTTGTACATATCAAATCCTCTTAACTTACCACTTGACACTAATCCATTTCTAATTGAACCTTGACCTGCGTTGAAGTCAACAGACAATAGTTTAGAACCAGACTGTGCTAATTCTTCATAGAATGAAGGAGGAGCAACAAACCATCTACCTTCTTCAGGTACATTTTGGTCGTCTAGTAATCTAGCCATTCTAGCCATAAGGTCAATAGCATCAACACCAGTTCCGTCAGAGCCTAATAGGTCTACAGAATTAGTTGCGTGAGACATAGTAGCATCAGCAGTTGCACTATCTGAACCAATAATATGGTCAGGTGAGCTAGATGAACATCCACTAAACATAGTTGCTAATACAGCAGCATCGTATGAATCTTTAAGAGCATACGCAGCAGAGCTAGAAGCTACTTCTTTAAAGTTGACATGTGACATATTTGTTTCAATATCATCTACGATGAATTTGAAAGCTTTAGCACTATCAACAACCAAAGTAATTTCTTGGTCTGTTAGTCTAGTTTCAGTTGTGTCTGTATTTCTTGTGTAGTCTGACACAGAAATTACAGGTTCTTTAATAATCTTTACAGAGTCTCCGAAAGAGGCAATTTCACCAGCATAATCTGTGTTGGTGATAGCTTCTACAACCGAGGCTTTTCTAAAGAAGTTTAAAACCTTTTTAGAGTAAACCGAAGGTAAAAAGAAACTATTAGTTTGTCCACTTACGGAGTTTGCAAAGTTAG